ATATAAGTACATTACTATTAAAGAAATTTACAAATAAAGAGGAAAATAGGTTATTAATAAGTGAAATAGAAGAGCCAACAGGATATGGTAGAATATTGATGAATGAAAAAGATGAAATTCAAAAAATAGTGGAAGAAAAAGATGCTTCAGAAAGTGAAAAGAAAATAAATAAAATAAATAGTGGAATATATTATGTAAAATCACAGGATTTAATTGAGTATATACCAAAAATTACAAATAATAATAAACAAAATGAATATTATTTAACGGATATTGTTGAGTTAATTGTTAATGATCATAAAAACATAAAGGGTTATTTAATTAAGAAAGAAGAAAACAATTTAATATTGGGTGTAAATACAATTGAGCAATTAAATAATTTGGAAAAATTATAAAATAATTTTATTATAAAGATATTATGAATATTAATATTGATAATTTCAATTTAGATTTTTATTTATATATGAATGATAATATTGATAATGAAAAAATAAAAAATAAGGAAAGTGCTTATCAAGATTATTTAAAAAATAAAGAAAATAGAATAGTTGATTATGATAAAAAAATATTAGAAAATTTCAATTCAATAATATATTTATTATGTAATAAAGATCTAAGAAAATTAAATATACAAAATGCTGATTTTGCAAAATATCATTATATAAAATATGGAAAAAAAGAAAATAGAATTTCTTCATTAAATGAAGTAAAAAAAATATTAAAAGATTTTAATTGGATAGAATATGTTTATTTAAATAAAAAATTATTACATAAATTAAACAATGAAAAAGATTGTATTATTCATTATTTATTACATGGAATAAGAAAAAATAAACCGTTTAAATCAGATAAAAATATTTGTACTGAATTTAATTGGGTTGTATATGTTAATTATTATTATGATTTAAATTTTATGAAAACAAAAGAAAAAGCATTTGAACATTATATAAATGTTGGTATAGATGAAAATAGAAGTGAATGGATATGTTTGCATAATATTTTACAAAATATTGATGAAGAAGAGTATAAAAAGCATAATCCTGATTTAAAATCATTTTCAAAAAGTGAATTAATTAATCATTGGTTAAAAAAAGATAATGAAGAGCGAATATTAATTACCAAGAATAATAATATAGATATAAATAAAGAATTTTGTATTGCTATTAGCGTTTATAGTGATAAAAATACTCCTAAAGAGCGATTATATGCATCTTACAAATGTTTAAATTATTTATTTTTAACTGTACAGACATGTAAAATATATATTATAATTGATGGAAATATAATTGATGAACATTTTGAATTTATCAAAAAATTAAAAAGCTTTTATAAAAATTGTATTTTATATAAAAATAAAAAAAATTATGGAATCTCCATTACAAAAAATATTTGTTTGAAAATTTTGAATGATAATACTGATTTAAAATATTTTTGTTTATTAGATGATGATATATTTATAAAAAATAATTTTATTGATTATTCTATAGATATTATTGAAAATAATGATATTCCTATATTAACAAATTTTAATAAAGGGTTACCTTACTTTGAAAATCAATTAGATCATAAGTATTTAATTAAATCCAATTTTTTCTTTGGTAATATATTAGTATTTAGTAAAAAATATTTTGATATATTTGGATATTTTAGGGAATTTCCATATCGATGGGGTGAAGAGCATCAGGAATTTACAAAAAGATATTTAAGGAATAGTAATTATGAAAATATTACGATTGATTTTAGGAATTATTTAAATGATGAATATATTGTTGGTAATGTTAGTACATTACATTTACATAGTTGTATTGTAGATCATGAAAAAGTCAAATTAAATCAAGAAAAATATAATGAATATATTAAAATACATGAATATGTTGATTTTGATTTTAGTAAATATGAAGTGGAAGAAATAAAATAATAGTAAAATATATATATAATGAGTAGTACAAAATCAAGTAAAAAACAAAAATTAATGAATAATAAAAAAAATTTAAATAAAACAAAAATATCTTTAATAAAAGATAGTGCTTTATTAGGAAACAATAGTAAAATACCAAAATATATATATGAAGGAGGTTCTGGATTTCAATGTGTTAGATTTAGATTAAAACAAAATGAATCAATAAATGCTAATGCTGGTGCCATGAATTATATGTCTAATTCTATAGATATATCTACACAAACTGGAAATGCATTTAATGCTATTGGTAGGATGTTTTCGGGTTCTTCATTTTTTTATAATACTTTTACTAATAAAGGGGTGAATGATGCCACAATAAATTTATCAAGTGTTCATCCAGGAAATGTTGGAGCATTTTATATTCCTAAAGGAAAAAGTTTAAATCTAGTAAGTGATTCTTATATTTGTAGTACTCCTAATTTACGAATAAATACAAATATACGTTTTGGAGGGCTATTGCTTGGTTATGGATTAACTTTTGTTCAAATTCAAGCAGAAGATTCTTATGGTGTGGTATGGGCAGCAGCATTTGGAAATACAATTGAAAAAAATATTTTACCTGGTGAGGCAATCAAAATAGATAATGGTATTATATTGGGATTTGAATCAGATGTTAAAATAAACACTAATTTTGTAGGAGGAATAACAAGTACATTATTTAGTGGAGAAGGTTTAGTTTCTAAAATAGAAAATAAAGGGACAGAAACGATGAAATTGTTTTTACAAAGTAGAAGTGAAACATCATACCTTGATTATATAAAACATAAAATAAATTTAAAAAGATAAAAAAATAATTTATAAATAAATAACCATTTGATTACTATGTAAAGTAAATCCACATTTTTGATAAAATGGAATTAATTCTTTATTACAATCTAATAAAATTTTGAAACAATTTTTTTCTTTACAAATCTTTATTAAATTTTCTAATAATAATTTTCCATATCCATTACTTTGATATTCTTTTTTTATTATTATATCTTCTAAATGAGCATATAATGAAATATTATGTATAAATTTTTTTTCAAACAATATTGTTCCAGCTCCTAATAATTTATTATTACTTTCAATTACATATATTTCTGTATTTTTTTCAGTATCTAAAAATTCTTTAAATTGACTTAAAGTAAAATCTGTTTTTCTGAAATCATTAATTAAAAGATGAAATTGTTCGTAATCAGAATATTGAAGTTTTTTTAATATCATTAATTTAAAATATATATATAAAATTTTATTTATATTCATTATAATTAATATGTCTCAAATTAATGGTTATAACTGTGATTCAAATAATTATTTTTTTATTAACCAAAAAGATAATACACCAAAAGTATGGACAAATAATTACAGAGGAAATATTGTGAAAAGTATTTATCAACCAAAAGATAATGAAATTTATCAATTTTATATGCCTTATAATGATATTGATAATTATAAAAAATCATTAGAAAAGCATCATGAAAAAAATAATGATTTTAGTTTAAAAATTGTAAATAGAAATTTAGAATTAACAAATAAATTTAATTAAATTTTTTATTTTTATAATATAGGTAAATGAAATATAATATTTCTAAAAAAGATAAATATGAATTATTGAATTATTATAAAATACGAAAAAAATTTGTAAATTTCCTTCAACCAAAATCTAAAAAAGAATTAATTTATCATGAAAACTTATCAAATATATTAATAAATATTGTATTTTTAAAATGTAAATATAATACTGAAATCCAAAATTTAGTATTAGATGTCGTAAAAAAGATGAATGATAAAAATTTACTTAAATTATTTCCAAAAAATTACAATAATTATAGTGTAAATGAATTAAAAACATTATTAAAGAAAAAAAAACTACCAACAAATGGAAAAAAAATAGATTTGATTAAAAGATTAAATAATTCTTAAATTTATTTTTTCATAGTTTTTTTTACAATATTTGATATATTTCTACCTTCGAAACATTGATATCCTAATACAACATGCACAATTAAATAGTAAATTAAATAAAATCCACTAAAAAAGAAGGCAAAAATTGTGTAAATAGCACGAGTTGCTGGATTTTCTGCAGCATTACATTCATAAGCTAAGTAAGCAGCACCAAAAGCAATAATTAAAGCGGCAATTATCCATGATGTTTCAACTTTGTTTAAGTAAGCTGATAATATATCATTATTAATTTCTAATTCTGTATTTTTATTAGAAAATTTTTCTATAGCTCCAAAAGCAGTCATTAATTCAATCATATTAATATATAATAATATAAAAAATATGAATATATATTAGTCAACTATTTCTTAATAATTTTTATTTATTCAATTCTTTAAAAATAAAAACTAATATAATAATAATGATTACATTATTATATTTATTTTTAATAATTTTTGTATTTTATCTATTAAATAATTTAGTCAATGAAAATTTTCAAAATTATGTAAATCCTTTTTTTAAAAATAAATCTTTTTGTTCATTTGATATTGATTCCAATAAATGTAAATGTACTTATCAAAAAGATGGAATAAATATTCCTTTTAATTCTCCTGAAATATCTTGTTTTAATAATTGTAATAATAAAAATAAAGAAGAATGTAATAATAATACTGATAAAAATGCTTATTATTATTGTAAAGAAGGAAATAACTGTAAAAAATATAAAGCCAGTATTCAAAATAAATATATAAGTACTAATAATTGTGGTATTGATGTTTTAACCAATCAAATAAAATTACCTTATATAACTGAAGAATCATGTAAAAATAGTATAAATTTATGTGATAAATATAATAAAAAAAATTTAAATAATTCTCAAATAAAAAAAAATTGTTTAAAAGATACAAATTGTGGTTATTGTGAAAATAATTATGGAAATGGTAAATGCGTTGAAGGAACTGCTGAAGGACCATTAGATTTAAATGATAATTGTTCAGCAAATAGTAAAACTAATAAATATGAATATGGTAATTTTTTATTTTATTGAAATAAAATATAAAAAATATATCTTTGTTTTAATTAGAATTAATGGTGAATAATAAAAATAGCAATAATTTAAATAATAATTTAAATAATAACAATAAAAATAGAAATAATTTAAATAACAATAATAATAATAATAAAATTAACAATAAAAATACTAATAATTTAAATAATAACAATAGAAATAGCAATAATTTGAATAACAATAGCAATAATTTGAATAACAATAGCAATAATTTGAATAACAATAGCAATAATTTGAATAATAACAATAGCAATAATTTGAATAATAACAATAGCAATAATTTAAATAACAATAATAATTCAACAAAAACAAATAATAATAAATTTAATGAATATTTAAACAGTAAAAAAGAAGATATTAAAAAAATAAAAAAAATTAAAGATGATACAGTAAATAATATAAATGCTATGCCAAGTCAGTTAAAAATATTCAATGTTATATTAGGATTTATATTAATGTATGTTTTTACAAATGTAAAATATAATATATATCTATCAATATTATTTGCTGTAATAACATCTATTTTAATATTTATATTTGGTGGTGCTTA